CAATGCTATACCAATCGCAAAGATTACGAGTATGGATGTCAACAAAGCTATTCAGCGTTCAACGGCTAAGGCTATTGCGATGCACGGACTTGGGTTATCATTGTGGACCGGTGAAGATATCCCTGAGCAAGTGACTACAACACCTGAGACTACGGCTAAGGTCGTATTGAAGGAGTTAGTGAAAGACTCTGAAGAGTGGGAGCGAGTATCAGCATACGTGAATGGTAACAAGGACAAGAAGTTCGCTGATTTAATTGAACAGATAAGTGCTAAGTTTGTAATCAACGCAAGTGTTCAGAAGGAATTAGAAAAAATCCACAAGAAATGAGTAGCATCATCGACGAACTAAGGGATGATAAGAATTACTATGGAGGATTGGGCAAGAGTTACTTGTCCAACTCCGACATAGGAGTCTTACTAACTAACCCAAAAGATTATGGGAAAACCCGTGAAGATAACAAAGCATTTGCAGGTGGTCGTTTGTTCCATCAATTATTGTTAGAGCCGGAGAAGGCAAAGGATGTTCCGTTTGTTAGTGTGGCTTCACGTAACACCAAAGAGTATAAGAACTTCTGCGAGGAAAAGAACATCGACTTCGTGATGCTCAAGAAAGAGATAGACGAGATTGTTGACTTGGTAGGTATTATGAAGAAGAACATAAACTTTTATATGGATATCTATGGCGAAGGAAATATCTACGAAGAGCCAATGGTTAAAGAAATCAAGGGGATGATGTGGAAGGGCAAGGCAGACATCGTTACACCAACAATGATTATAGACCTCAAGACCACGAGCGATATCAATAAGTTTAAGTACAGTGCTAAGTCTTACAACTACGATTCGCAGTGCTACATCTATCAGCAATTATTTGGGAAGCCATTGGTGTTCTACGTGGTGGATAAGATTACAGGACAACTTGGAATGTTCAGACCAACGGAGAGCTTCATTCGTGGTGGAGAGTTAAAAGTGGAGAAGGCTATCGAAGTATATAAAAAGTTCTTTGATGAGGATAGCGAAGATGATATCTCAAACTACTACATAGATGAAACGCTCGACTGATTATAAACTAAAAGCAAAGCAGATGAATTTGCTGATGAAACAAAAACTTGAAACCTATCGCAAAGAAATAATGTTGCGTGAGTTTAATGGATTCGAGGATTGCTACAATATGTTCAAGGATTTTTATTCTGATGCACTAAAAAAGACTGATGATGAACAATGGGATAATCGAGAAGAATAGCAAGGGCGAACTCATCGTGTACTACGAGTACAAGGAGAATAGCAAAACAAAGTACGAGGAGTATAGTTTACATCCTAAGTATAGATACTACGATGGATTTATGGAAGGACAACAAGTAAAGTTTATAGAAGCTACTGAGTGTGCCCGGCACTACCCCGAACATTGTGAGTGTATGACCAACAAGATATATGCGATAGTCATACCTGACAAGAAGAAAAGTTGGATTAAAAGATTACTATCTAAATTTAAAAGACGATGACACTAAACGACGCTATTGATGTGCTGAGTAAATACAGCAGATGGAGGAAAGGAACATACCTACGCTCTCCATCCCCACAAGAATTTGGATTGGCAGTTGATATTATATTGGAACGACTGACAATCAAGAAAGAAAAAAGTAGAAAAAGGGAGGTGGAGCGATGAAAATATTCATTACTTTAGCTGTCGTTTTCAACCTTTATATGTTGTGGGACGGAGTAAAATCAATCAGAAAAACAATCAGAAAAAATGGAAAGCGTAGAACACCCTAAGCATTACGGAGGAAGTGACAATACCTACGAAGCTATCAAGGTTATTGATGCGTGGGAAGTTGACTTTTACTTAGGCAATGTGCTCAAATACATTTGCCGAGCAGGTAAGAAAACGGGTCAGTTAGAAGACCTAAAGAAAGCACAATGGTATCTAAACCAAAAGATACAGAAGATGGAGGAGCGTAAGGCAACTTATGGTGAGACTCATCGAATAACAAACGGATTTGATTTATACTAACTAAAAAAAACAAAATGAAAAAACAATTATTAATTCTTGGAGCATTGGTCATTGCCTTGTCAGTGATTGTGTATGTGTATTACAAGAAGAAGAACACCTACGTGTATAATGACACGACTGCTGTGCAAGTAGAGTACAAGAACGCCATCGAGCAGAATAAGAAAGTTCAAGCTCAGAAGGACTCTACCATCAGTGCACTAACCGATTCAATCATCGTTCTTAATGGAATGATTGAGTCAAAGACAGAACAAATTAAAAACCTAAAAAACAAAAGAAATGAAAAGACTAATAACATCGCTAAGTTTAGTACTATTGACCTTACAAAGTTTCTCTCAAACTTCTACAAAGACTCAGTCAAGTGATTCAGTTACCTATCGTGGCGTAACGAAGGCTCAGTTGATGAAAGATAGTTTGGTAGCTATTCCTAAGACCATCGCTATATGGATGGCTCAGGATGTGGAGAGAGCACGTTCTTATGAGCAAGAGATTCTAATGTTGACCGGTGTGTTAGATACCAAAGAGAACATCATCGGTAAGCAAGATACCATCATCGAGTCATACAAGGCAAAGGTTAACGCTTATATGAAGTCTTTAAGTTCTTGTCAAGACCTTAACCAACAATACGAGGATGACATCTTAGGATTGAATAAGGAAGTAAAGAAACAAACCACGTTGAAGAAAGGTTGGAGAATTACAGCTGTTGTTCTACCGATTATTGTCGGAGGATTCGTTCACTTGGATTGGAAATACGGACATCGTTAAAAAATACCACTTGTTCTATTCAGGTATGGGGATGGGGCAGGTGGTTCTAACAGACCATACCACCACTAAAAACACTCAATTATTATGGCAGAAGACAAAATCTTTGCTGACGGTTTCTCTTTCAAAAGACAAGAGAACGCACCCGACTTCGTTGTTGGAAGACTTTCAATGAAAGTAGAAGACGCAATCGCATTTATGAAACAACACGCTAAGGCAGGTTGGGTAAATGTAAACATCAAGACTGCACGTAGCGGAAACCACTACTTGGAGTTAGATACCTACGAACCGAAAGGAGCAGGTAAGCCAACAAAAGAAAAGGATGGCGATATGCCTTTCTAAGATACAGGTTAGTATTTTTGTTCATTGTTTATTGGGGGTGTAACAGCCCCCTTTTTTAGCCAAAATCAATGTCAATTTAGGGATTTTCCTATTCTCTCTCTATACTATTATTATTATTATTATTATTTTTATAATTATAAATTAAAGTTAAAATTGACATAATTGACATTAATATTATAAATCAATTAGTTACAAAAATTAAATCATACACAAATCGACATTATGACGACATACACGGTCACTATCTTTCAAAACATCAAAGATACAGATACTCCTTTCTTCAGGGACGTGTCTGTAATCCTTGACCGAATCAAGAACGGAACTTCTAAAGAATTAGTTAAGGAAATTAGAAACAGCTCAAACAAGAATGAGCGTAATGAATTAAAGAAGAATCTACCTGCCATCTGTTTCTCAGGGAAGTTCAACAAACGAAACGACAATTCCCTTACGGAGCATAGTGGTTTGATATGCCTTGACTTCGATGGATACACCAAGACAAAGGAACTTCTGCAAGATAAGGAGAACCTATCCAAGAACAAATACGTATTCTCTGTGTTCATCTCTCCATCAGGAGATGGCTTGAAGGTATTGGTTAAGATACCTGCCGATGCTGAGAGCCACGTCAACTACTTCAACTCGTTGGAGAAATACTTCAACACCGAACGCTTCGACAAGACATCTAAGAATCTGAGTCGTGTATGCTACGAATCATACGACCCACTTATTCACGTCAACGATAACTCTTCAATATGGGATAAGATTGAGGAGACTGAATACGCAGAGGTTAGTAAGTATCGTGATAAGCCAACCATTCCAATCACGGATGAGAACAAAATCGTGGACATCTTAATCAAGTGGTGGCATAAGAAGTTTCCTATGAATGAAGGACAACGCAACCAAAACGCATTTATCCTCGCTATGGCGTTCAATGACTTCGGAGTGAACAAATCCTTAGCCACGTTCGTTTTAACGCAGTATGCGTCAGATACGTTCCCTACAAGCGAAATAAACAACACCATTGAGTCTGCCTATCGACATACGCAGAACTTTAATACCAAATACTATGAAGATGAAGAGCGTGTTAATCAGATACGTGCAAAGCTAAGACGTGGCGTACCAAAAAATGAGATTCGCATCCAACTGCAAGACTCCAACTTGGATAGCGATGTAATCGAATCAGTCCTTAACAAAGTAGAGGAAGAGAATGAGAAACAGATATTTTGGACCAAGAACGATAAAGGAGTCGTTAAAATAATTCATATCCTCTTCAAGCAGTTCCTTGAAGATTCAGGATTCTATAAGTATTGCCCGGAAGGAAGTAAGAACTACGTGTTCGTAAAGGTTACCAATAACCTAATCGACCATACCTCCGAAAAGGAGATTAAGGACTACGTGCTTAACCACCTACTTGAATTGGATGACATCACCGTTTATAACTACTTCGCAGACCAAACAAGGTTCTTCAAGGAAGAGTTCCTATCGTTGCTATCAACTATCGACATCTACTTCATCGAGGATACCAAAGATGCAGCGTACCTGTACTTCCGTAATTGTGCTGTCAAGGTTACTAAGAATGAGGTTATACCAATCGACTACTTGGACTTAGGTGGATACGTATGGAAAGACCACGTGATAGACCGAAACTTTAACATCTGCGATGTAACGGGTGAAGGAGACTTTCGTAAGTTTATATGCAACGTATGTCATCAGCAGGAAGAACGTATATCTTCAATGGAGAGCACAATAGGTTTTCTACTACACGCACATAAGAATCAGTCCTACTGCCCTGCCGTTATCTTCAATGATGAGGTCATCAGTGACAATCCGGAAGGTGGCACGGGAAAGGGATTAATTATGAACGCCCTATCTAAGATGAAGAAGTTAGTCGTGATTGATGGTAAAGCATTTACGTTCGAGCGTAGCTTCGCTTATCAGTTGGTGTCTGCCGATACGCAGATACTTTGCTTTGATGACGTGAAGAAATATTTCGAGTTCGAGCGATTGTTCTCAGTTGTTACTGAAGGACTTACGTTGGAGAAGAAGAATAAGGATGCTATCAAAATACCATTTAGTAAGTCGCCAAAGATTGCCATCACTACCAATTATGCCATCAAAGGAGCAGGTAACTCGTTCGAGCGTCGTAAGTGGGAATTGGAGCTTCATCAGCATTATAACAAGAGCTACACACCATACGATGAGTTTGGACGTATGATGTTCGGGGATTGGAACGATGATGATTGGTGTGAGTTCGACAACTATATGATTGCGTGTTTACAGTTCTATATGATGAACGGATTAGTTAAGTCAAAATTTGTAAATTTACAGATACGTCAACTGTCTGCCGAAACGTGCCACGACTTCATAGAATGGGTAGGTTTGATAGACAACCACGAAGGTCACTACAACATACACACGAACGTGAGATACTACAAGAATGAATTATATAATGAATTTGTGAGCGAATATCCTGATTATGGACCGAAAGCGAAGCTGACCATCAGCAGAACAAGGTTCTATAAATGGTTAATCGCTTATGGTGTTTATCGTGGTGGTGCTATGCCCGAAGAGGGAAGAGACCAACAAGGACGTTGGATTGTAATCAAAAACAAAAACACTGACGAAAATGGATGAGAAAGAATTGTTAGACACTGCGATGTATAACTCATATAGTGTCATCACGCATAAGTGTACTATCGAAGATATTGAAGAAGAAGGTATGCCCATCTTCGTTCACTTCCCCGATAGGGAGATAGACAAGACATCACTAAAAGTAATGGTGATGTATTTCATAATGACAGAAGAGTATGAGAAGTGCGAGG